ATCAGTTGCGCGTAGGCCGCAACGCATTCATGGATATGCTCAAGAAAGAGCTACCAGAAGAAAGCTAAAGCATGACCGCATACTACGTCCAGCCAGAGCCAAGCGCAGCAGGCGGCGAAGCCTACTGGCTGGAGGGGTATGCGGTAGGCGATGCCAAGTTTGCCGCGGCGCAATCTGACGGCACAAGTACAACGCTGATTGCGTCATCTCGCGTAAAGGAAACAGGCTTACGCGCAGACGGCACCTCCACATCACTATTCGGCGGAAACCGCGTCGTTGCAGGCGCACTTGTGCAGGAGCCAGTAACGGCAACTGTGACAGGCGTTACGCGCGTGCGGCAAGGCTCGATACGCGCGGATGGCGCAAGCACTACGCTTATGGGTGTCGTGCGCGTACGCACATCTGGCGCAGCCTCTCAGTCTCTGTACGTCATAGATGACTACTGGGTAAACGGATACGCGGACTACGGAGACGGATCAAGCGTCCGCATTGCTGGCAATAAGACGACAAACAGTGGCGTACTTTCTGCGGGGTCAGCGACAACTCTTATCGGCGTTACGCGCGTTAAGCCGTCCAGTATGCTTGCGATTGCGGAGGCAGAGGTTGACGCGGCAGGCGGTGCAATTCGCACAAACATCGGCGTCCTTAGCGATGCTAACGGCATATTCGTTATCAATGGGAATGTGACCTACGCAAGCAGCGCAGTATCAGAGGCTGTGTCTGCGGCGTTGGGCGCGCTTACGATTAAGTGGCTTGACCAAGCAGAAGATCAAGACGTTTGGACAGATCAAACTGAAGATGGCGACACTTGGACAAATGTGGTAGAAGCAAGCGGAACGTGGACGACTGTATCTGAGGATGGCGACATTTGGACTGACGTTTCTGAGGACACCGACACTTGGGTTGACAAAAGCCCGCTAACATAGACGTAAGGCAAGGAATGTTATATATTGCCAATAGCGTATAGGAGATTTAGATGGCAGATACCAATACCACAACGTACAGCTTAACAAAGCCAGAGGTCGGTGCTTCAGAAGATACTTGGGGTACAAAGATCAATACTAACTTTGATAGCTTAGATGATCTGCTAGACGGAACAACTGCAATCAAGCCAGATTTAGATTTGGGATTGTGGAAGGTAGGCGGCACTCTTGTTACATCAACAGCGGCAGAGCTAAACATTCTTGACGGCGTAACGGCTACAGCAGCAGAGCTTAACTATCTTGACATAACAACTTTAGGCACAGGCGAAGCAAGTAAGGCTGTAACAACATCTTCTGCAAATGCGGTTAGCTTAACTGGTGACTTGAAGGCTGCGTCATATTTAGAAACTCACAGCACTTTGAGCGGCATAACGCCATCGCTGGATTGTGAGACTGCAAACTCTTTCTCAATTACGCTAACAGGCGCAACCACCGTATCCTTCAGCAATGTGCCTTCAGGTGCATCGTATTCTTGCCTTCTAAAAGTTGTGCAGGGGTCGTCTGATTATGAAATTACATGGCCTGCTGCGGTAAAATGGCAAGATGGGCTTGATCCCGTTTTGACCAGCGGAAGCGGCTCAGTGGATATATTTGTGCTATTTACCCACGATGGCGGTACAAACTGGTATGGGTTTACAGCAGGGCAAGATATGTCATGAGCGTAAGGGAGCTTCTTATAGCTGGCTCAAGTCAGAAAGGCACTGCAAGGACATTTGTTGCGCAAACGCACAACGATCGCACCTTAGTTGTGCATGAGTGGAAACGCAGCGGTGTTGTAACGCAAGACAGTACGACAGTTAGTGGTAAGTTTTTCAACGAAATTATCTTTTCCCCTTCTGCAAACAGTTTTGCCGTTTATGAAACCACAGGCGCAGAAACTTTGATTTATGCGTGGGACAAGGACACAGGAATAGGAAGCCAAGTAGGGTCAGCGCAAAGCGGAAAAAGAATAATAGATATTAGCCCAGCAGGTGACGCGATAGTTTTATATGACAGTAGTTCTAGCAGCTCAGAGGTGTATGCTTATTCTGCATCTGGAGTTGGATCGCTGATAGATAGCACCAGTTCAAGAATACGCAAGTTTTCTAAGTCTGGTAACTACTTAATAGCCACCTCTGGAAGCTCTACTGCTTTCTTAATGGATTGGGATGTGTCAACAGGGATAGGCAGCACTTACAATCATCCAAGCTCCACTTATGGCTCTGTTAGGGGCGATCTTTCTAAAGACGACAGTTTCTTCATTACGATTGGCACAAACGGAAATGGTGGCATGGATATTCATCCGTTTGACGGATCAAGCTTATCTGCAAGCATAAGTTCTATAGAGTTAGGAAACAGTGTTCCATTTGACATAAACATTAATGAAAGACAGGACGCTGTGGTGGCGGCAGTTGCTGATAGCACAAGTCCATATGACTTTGTTGCTGCTGTACCAATTAATCCCAACAAAACTTTTGGTACTCAGTTTTCGGCATCTTCTAGCCTCAAAAGTCTCAGCCAAGGTAATCTTGCAGATTTTAACGCAACAGGAAATGTTGTGATGTTTACGCAGAACAGCAACTTTGTCATACAAAAGTTTACAAGTTCTGGGTTTGGCGATGAGCTTTACCGCGATCAAACAGCGGGATCAACTTGGGCTGACATAATAGAGGTGACATAATGCCATTAACACCGCTACAAATACCGTCAGGCGTATTCAGAAACGGCACTGATATGCAATCGGCAGGGCGCTGGCGTGATGCAAGCCTTGTTCGTTGGTCAAATAATGTCATGCAGCCAGTGGGCGGTTGGACGCTACGATCTACAATCTCAAGCGATCCAATCAGGGGAACTCATGCTTGGCGCGATCTGAGCGGTGATAGATTTATTGCGGCGGGTACAGCTAATGGTTTGTTCATTGCGCCTGCAAGCGGCACACCTGTTGCGATCACGCCAACTGGCTATACTGCTGGAAATGTAGATGCTACGTCTAACAGAGGTTATAGCGGCGGCACATATGGTACTGCATACTATGGGGTGCAGAGGCCAGAGGGCGGCACACTTGATGATTGCACAAGCTGGTCTGTAGATAACTGGGGGGAATACCTAGTAGCTTGCGCAAATACAGATGGTTACATCTATGAGTGGACGCTAAACACTTCCAACCCTGCTGCAATTCTTTCTAATGCGCCAACAGATAATCTTGGCATTTTAGTCACAGAGGAAAGATTTATCTTTGCGCTAGGCGCAGGCGGTAATCCTCGCAAGGTGCAGTGGTGTGACCGTGAGGACAATACCACATGGACAGCGGCAGCAACCAATGAGGCTGGTGATCTTGAGTTGCAAACCAGCGGAAGAATTATGCAAGGCATTCGGGTTCGCAGCCAAGCGTTAATCCTCACAGATATTGATGCGCATACTGCGTCATACCAAGGCCCACCGTTTGTCTATGGGTTTGAGCGTGTGGGTTCGTCTTGCGGCGCTATTTCAAGACATGCAGCAGCGGCAGCAGATATTGGCGCATTCTGGATGGGGCGTGAAAGCTTCTTTATGTATCGCGGCAACACAGTAGAGGCGCTACCGTGTGATGTTGCTGATTATGTGTTTAATGACATTAACTCAGACCAAAAATCAAAAGTACACGCTGTTACTAATGGGCGGCACTCAGAAATTTGGTGGTTCTACCCTAGTTCATCAAGCACAGAATGCGATAAGTACGTGTCATACAATTACCGCGAAGGTCACTGGATGATTGGAGACTTAGATCGCACATCTGGCGTAGATAATGGCGTATTTGAAAATCCAATCTGGTTCTCGCCAGCAGGCAAGGCCTATAATCAGGAAGTAGCGCAAAATCATGATGGCGCATCTATCTTTGCAGAAAGCGGCCCTATCTCTATTGGCGCTGGCGATCAGGTTATGAGCGTAACGCAAATGATACCTGACGAAAAAACGCAGGGCCAAGTTACAACGTCTTTTAAAACGAGGTTTTACCCCAACGACACAGAGCGCACTTACGGGCCGTTTACAATGAGCAACCCTACCTCTATGCGATTTATGGGTAGACAAGTAAGAATGCGCGTCATTGGCAGTGATCTGAATGATTGGCGTTTTGGCATACCTAGGCTAGAAACTAAAGCTAGGGGCGGGCGATGACAACACCCAGCTTTCCACCTGTTGGGCCAAATATTTCGCTTTGGGCAAAGCAGTTAATACTTGCGTTACAACGGTCTTGGTCGTCGTTGAGATTTAAAGCGACAAATGACAGTGCATCAGAAAACGGCATTCTTCTTTGGGATCAAAGCAATGGCTATCCCGTTGTTTCTAAGGGCGGTGCATTTGTGCAGGTTATTCTTGAGGACGGTCACGCTTCTTTTTATCGCACAACGGATGTTACTGCTGCATCAGCAAATACGGCGTACGCAATAACGTACGATGCGCCTACGGGTAATGTTGGTATTGATCGGGATGCTACAGATAACAGCAAGATTGTATTTGATGAGGCGGGAGAATATCTTGTGATGTTTTCAGCGCAAATTGCGTCATCGTCATCAAGCACGGTGAAGTTTTATTTTTGGCCTCGCTTGAATGGAACAGATGCAACTAACAACACTATTATTTACTCACTGCACCAAAATGACGCTACAGTTGTTGTTTCACGTTCTGCAAAGTTTGATGTAAGCGCTGGCGATTATTTGCAAGTTATGTGGGCGGTAGATAGTACAAGCGGATCGCTAGATGCCTCTGCTGCAACTGCGTTTAGCCCAGCCGCGCCAGCAACAACGCTGCATATCACAAGGATGCACGGATGAACGCACATACACCTATAGATGAGCTTGCAAGATGCCGTTCTTGGATCGAGGCTGCGCTAGAGCGTTCAGGTAACTTAAATACTTGGGATGAAGTGTGTGCAGGCATACGCTCTGGTAAAATGCAGCTTTGGCCTGCAGAGCGAGGATGCATTATTACTGAAATCGTGGTATATCACGATACAAATGCCCTGCATGTGTTTCTTGCGGGCGGTGAATTGGATGAAATTTTACAAATGACTGAAAATGTGAAAGAATGGGCAAAATTGCAAGGCTGTTCCTTTGCATCGTTTGACGGTCGTTTTGGATGGCAGAAACCTTTGGAGAAGTTGGGCTGGAAGCCTCACTCCATAACAATGCATTTGGAGTTTTAGGATGGGTAGCAGTAAAACCACTGAGCAAACCAAAATCCCAGAATACTTAGAGGAAGCTGGCAAAATTGCTATACAGCAAGCGCAAAATATCCAGCAAATGGGGTACATGCCGTACATGGGGCCAGAAATTGCTGCGATAAACCCATACGAGCAGGCAATGGCGCAAAACGTAGGTCAGATGGCTTCTGCTTTTGGAATGTCTGCGCCATCTAGCTTAGACATGGGTATGCCAACGGTCACGCAGGGCGGCATGACAGGGTATAGCTCTTACCCAATTTATCAGAGCGCAATGGAGCGTTTGCGTGAGCAGCGCCCTGAGCAATATGACTTCTTTGCGGGTCAGACAGGCTTTGACCCAATTACTGGCGCGGCAACTGGATATGTGCCGCTTACATTTAACATTGGTGGCGACACGGGCGGTGTTGCACCTGTTTCATCTGGTGGCGGTGATGATGGCCCTGTCTTTGCTGATGATATTCATGCCGCAAATATGTCCTTTATTGGCGGGGGTCAAGGCTCAGACCCACGCGCATCAAGCCCTCGCCCAGTTTTGCGAGGTGAAAGTACAGGCGGATTATTTAGTGGACTAACAGAGGCTAAAAATAAAGCCTTTGATATTTTGGGGATTATCTAATGGGCGGCTCAGCAACACAACCAACAATGCAGCCTCAACAGCAAGGCTACAACCCAGCCTTTGGAACTGGCGACCCTTCACTGCAGCCTGATCCAACAAAAGGAACTGGCTATGGCGGTATGGCAACGCCACCTACGCAAGCAGTAGGTGGTTACAACCCAACAATGGGAACTGGCTATGGCGGTATGGGCGCGGGGCCAGACCCTGCAAAGCAGGCAGCGTACACTCAAAGTCAGCAGCCCAACATTTTCCAGCAATCTGCTGGGGCAATGGGCCAAGCACAGCAGACTTTAACGGGTCTTTCTCAGTTTCAGCCAACAGCAATGCAGGCCGCAACTGCTGGGCCGACAGCGATATATGGCGGTGCAACTGTAGCGCCATCTGCGCAAATGCAGGCACCACAGCTTGGTCAAGCGTCAACAATGCAAGGCGTTGGAGCGGTCCAAGGTGCGCAAGCGCCAAGCCAAATTGCTGTAGATCAACTCAGAACAACTGACATGGGCGAGTATATGTCGCCCTACACTCAGCAAGTTATTGAGCGCGGTCAGGCAGATATAGAGCGTCAAAGACAACTTGCATCCCAAGACCTTGGAGCAAGCGCTTCAGCAGCAAAAGCGTTTGGCGGCTCCCGTCATGGCGTTGCGGAAGGCACTCTTGCAGGCGAGTATGGTCGTATGGGTATGGACTTTGCCGCGCAACAAAGGCAGCGTGCGTTTGATCAGGCTCAGCAAGCGGCGCAGTATGATATTGGTCAAACACAAGCTGCCCGCACTCTCGCATCTCAGCAGCGGTTCCAAGCCTCTCAGCTTGGGCAGCAGGCGCGTGAAATGGCTGCGGCCCGTGACCAAGCAGCGCGTGCTGGAAATATGCAAGCAGCAAACCAGTTTGCAACGCAGCAAGCTGGCCTTGAGCAGTCAGCGGGTCTAGCGAATATGCAGGCACTAAATGCGCAGCGTGCGCAGCAAGCAGGATTAACGCAATCCGCAGGATTAGCTAGCATGGGCGCACTTAACACAGCGGCTCAACAACAGGCTGCGCGTGAGCAAGCTGCAAGAGCAACAACGTATGGTGGTCAATTCCAAGGCGCAGGCATACAGCAAGGCGCAGCGGGTGGCTTGGCAAATCTTGGTCAGCAGATGTTCGGCATGGGGCAAGACATTCAGGGGGCTATTGGCGGTCAAGGCCAGTTCCAGCGTGGCCTTCAGCAATCGCTGCTTGATCGCGCTATGGGCCAATACGGTGGCGCTACTGGTGCGCCTATGTCTGGCCTTGGTGCGCTTTCGTCCATCTTGAGCGGCTTGCCTAATATGGGTAGCACTTCAACATCAAGAACACCATTCAACCCACTTGGTCTACTAGGAGCGTTATTGTAGGATGGCAGTTTCTGACTTCTTTTCGCAGTATGCGCCCTATGCGCAGAGTGTAAGCAGATCAACGGGTATTGATCCTCGCATTGTGCTTGCACAGGCTGCGCTTGAAACAGGTTATGGGCGCTCTGCCCCAAATTACAACTTGTTTGGCATAAAGGGCAAAGGCTCTACTCAGCAAACAAAAGAGTTTGTTGATGGAAAGATGGTCAGAATGCCGCAAGAGTTTCGTGCATATGGAAGCCCAGAAGAGAGCTTTCAGGATTACGCTAAACTTATGAGCGGCAAGCGCTACGAGGGCGTTCGCTCTGGCGGCACACTAGAAGAGCAAATTGCTGCATTACAGAAGTCAGGTTACGCAACTGACCCAGAGTACGGGCAGAAGATCATGCAGATTGCCAAGGGCATAAATTTAGAGGGTTTACCCATGAATGGACCAACTCAACAAAAACAGCCTCAAGGTTTGCTAGGTGGCCTGCTTGGTGGGCAGGGCATAGGTGGCGCACTTGGCTTGAGTGATGACTTAAGAGATCGCCTAGCGATGGGCATTATGGCAGGCTCTGATCCACGCCAGTTCGCGCCTCTTATTCAGCAGCGTGCGGCAGGCATGAAGGAGCGTAGGGCTGAGGCTAAGTTGGAAAAACCTAAAGCCGCCACAATTGACTACCTTAGGAAACAAGGCTTTGGTGAAATTGCAGACCTCGTTGACGCTGGCTCAATAACCGCATCTGCAGGCGCAACCTTAGCTTATCAGGAGGGTCAAGCGATCAAGGGTCTTGAGCGCAGCATGGCGCTTGAAGCGTTTAAGGCTGGAATTAAGCCAGAAAAGCCACTAACGGAACTTGCTAAAATACAAGCTGACTATGCGGCGGGCAGACTTAGCCCAGAGCAGTATGAAACGGCAGTTCAGGTATATGCAAACAAAAACAAAATGGGCCTGAGAGTCGGCGCTGATGGGGCTATACAGTTTACACAGGGTGGAGACTTTAAGTTCACTGAGCAGCAGAGTAAGGACAATGTTTACGCCACTCGTGCGGCAGGCGCGCTTGAAGCCTTTGAGCCTGTTGCATCTTCCTTAACCAGCTTCCCCATGAGAGCCGCAGAGTTTGATCCCACTGGCGTTGCGCGCGGGGCGGTTCAGAGCGACGAGTTCCAACTTGCTCAGCAGTCTGGAAATGAGTTTTTGCAGGCGGTTTTGCGTAAAGATACTGGCGCAGCAATTACTCCAAATGAGATGATTTTGTATGGAAAAACTTACCTTCCACAGCCGGGCGACAATGAGAAGGTTCTTGCCCAAAAATCGCTTGCAAGAAAGCGCGCGGTAGCAGCTATTCAGTCAGGCATGTCGCCACTTCAAATACTTACATCGGAAAAAGCGCTCGCTGCTGGCAGGCCAGCGGATCAGGCATCAGTCGCCCCAACTGGTGACTTAAGTATGCTATCTGATGAGGAATTAGATGCTTTAATAGGTGACTTGAGCGGGGGGCAGAAAAAGTGAGCGAAGAGCAACTAAAGGCCGCACTTTTAGAAAGAGCCAAGAGAGAAAAGGCACGCCGCTCCAGTGAGCAGAAGCCCGCGATCGAGCCTGAAGCCCAAGCTACAATAGAAGTTCAGCGAGAAGTTGGCTTGGGTGCTGACTTGCTGCAATCTGCGGCTGGCGGTTTATTGCGTGGGGCCGCAGGTACAGTCCAATTGCCAGAAATGGGACTTAGAGCAATACGTCGAGGCGGCGAGGAAATATATCAAGCCTTTGGCGGAGAGGTTGAGGAAGAGACACCTATATTTGATACATATACTGGGGATGCTGCTAGGGCGCTTATAGGTGCTATACCTCTTGGCGAGGAGCTTATGGAATACCAACCTCAAACCACAGGCGGAAAGTTTGTAGGCACTGCCGCTGAATTTGCGGGAGGCGGAGGGGCCGCTGGCATATTGGGAAAAGGGATCGCCAAGGCTGGGGCCAAGAAATTAGGCGAAGGCTTAGTCAAGACTGGTCTAACAAAAGAGGCTCAGGCCGCGGCGATTACTGCTGGACTTGGTAGTGAGGCTGCTGGTCAGGCTGCAGAAGGCACAGGTGCTGAGGGTGCCGCAAGGATAGCAGGGGCGCTTGTCGCACCAACGGCGGCAGCAAGATCATTCAACCTTGCGGCTAAGCCTTATGATAAATGGATAAGTCCAAAACAGGTCTACAACTCAGTAAAAACAGGAAATGAGGCAGTGGATATGACGCTATCTCGCGCCATAGCAAAGCCATCAAAGCAAACTCAGGCAGCGTTTAAAAATACTGCCTATCGTGAAGTGGATCGCGCGGGCGAAACTTTTTCTGCAGATGACTTAATAGGTCTTGCAGAAAATACTCGTTCAAAGCTGCTTGAGGGTGCTGCTGGCGCACGTTTAGACATCACGCCGCAGGGTAAGTTGCGCGGCGAAGGACACATAAAGCGCGCCCTTGATATACTTGATGAATATACTGATGCGCCGTCTAGCATGATGAACCTAGACAATATGCGCCAGAGGATCAGGGAAGTGTACAGAAAAGGGGATGAGGGTTCCAAGGCTTTTGATCCAAGGATCAAGGAGATCATTGATGATATTGATGCGCTTCTGGAAACTAAATCTATAGGAAGCCCACTTCTTAACGCTGCACGCTTAGGGCATATCAGGACTAAAAAGTTAGAAATACTTGAGGATGCGCTGGAAGAGGCTGATCGTCAGGTTAAGGCTGGCTCAAGCGTAACATCTCGTTATCAGGCTGCGCTCAAAAAAATTGCCACGCAGAAGCGCAGCAAATCCTACTTCACTGACGCTGAGAAGGCAGCTATGGATAGGATTTTAGAGGGTCAGCTTGATGATAAAATATTGCGCCAATTCGGGAAACTGTCGCCTCTTGGTAGTATAAATTTAATGAACGTCATAGCAAACCTTGGACTTGGTGCCGCGGCAGTGGTGGGTAATCCTGCTGCACTTGCAGTGACTGCTGGCGCAATTATATCAAAGCCAATATCTGACACCTTAATAAAGGGGCAAGTTCGTGAGCTTAATCGCTTCTTAGCTACTGGTGCATCGCCAACTAAATTTAGACCGCCAATTGCGACACGCGCTTATGGCTTAACGCCACAAATACCGCAGGAGTAACACATGCAGCCACAAGCAAAAGACAGACGCGAGATTGAAGGTATCGTTCAAGACGCT